TAATGCGCTAAGCAAGCGTATTAGGAGAAACTATTACTAACTAAAGTAATAGACCCACCTCAAGAAGAGGCCGTGATTCTTTCGATATCACGTCACACTGCGTCGATCCGTAACATTAAGTACGGATCCCACGTAGTGGCTACTGTCCACGACGGCTGAGGTGTCATACGATATGACACTTCTTGTCGTGACATAAGAGTTAATGGATATTCCATTACCTCCCTCTTCGTAAACCAGCAGACCAGTGCGGCATGCTGGGGTACCTTAATCACTCGTAACTTCGGAGTTAACCTCTTTCGAGGCATATCTCCAGTTACGAGGGAGGACGGATCCATAGGATCTTGCCCTCCATGCAACGATCTCGGAATCAACCGAGACCACTTCTTATGGAACTTAAGAATGTCAGGATCAGAGATGAACCCGACGCCTCTTGCGTCCCAGTAGAATAATTGATTAAGTAGACGGATTATATCCATCTTAGTACGAACAGGCTCCTTAATGTAAAAAGGAGTTACGTCGTAGCTACGGAAATAATGCCCGCCGCATGATTCACGAAAACTTCCGCTCCAGTATGATTTCTTGGAATTAACCTTGAAACCAAACCAGTGGAAGATACGTGCCAAACGAGGAGCTATTGCACATGGTACAATAATATCATCTCCGTAGACAGATAGTCTACCTTTTACTCCAGAGAAGTACATGCTAGCTCGGGCAATAGCCCAAAATAGCAAACTCTCTAGTTCAAAGGTGAAACCATTACCCATAGAACTAAACATTTCTAGCTCGTGAGTAATCTCACCAACGATAACAGAATGACTTCTGAGATCGTCGAGGAGATGCCACCAGTCAAATGGGAGTAAATTGAAAACAAGTTGCCTTGTGATACTATCACTCGCAGCTGACAAGTCAATAGTGGCCAGTCCAAGATGCAAAGCATCTTGTGCTAACTGCTTATTGACTCCTTGGTCATTAAGATTGATTCCTTTTCGACGAAGTCTTCGACGAATATGAGAACCAACCGACCGTTGAAGTAACATGTTGATCTCGGGCTCTTTACAAGCCACTCGATCAATATCTGTTGCTTTTGGAACAGTAAAGAGAACACTTGAGTCCATGATCTGTATGCATTGATCTGACAATTTGCTATTACTTGCAAATTGTAGCCAGTGCTTAACGGCCATGGAGCTAACGTGTGCTTTACCAGTGTGTTTCAGAATTGCGGCGTCCGGCCCGCGTTTAACGCGTGTCGAGGCACCATTCGTGTGACCGCTCCCTCCGAATAAGATATCCGGATAACGGAGTGGTCCAAGAACTTCGGCTACAAAAGATGCAGCTTTCGATTGAAAGACATCTGACGTAACCCAACCAAAATCCTCATCTCCAAAAAGGAGACGAGTATTGGTTGAGCAATTCTTACGTTCCGTCAACTGCCATTTCGCAATGGCAGCAGCTTCTCGTTCATCTGAAGAGACTCCTTCTGGATCACGAAATTTTGATTTATATTCGTGAGCTAGATATTGTCCCTTGAAACCATTAGTCGCAGAAACAGTCGAAATTAATTCGTTTAGTTCTGCTTCAAATGATTGAGCGAGAGGTTCTGGTATGTAGTTGTGATCGAAGGTACGGGTACTTTTACTCCGCTTTCGATTCGGTTTGTCACATTTTGTGAACATAAGCATTCCTTTTGGAATAGATGCATAGTTATTATGCCTGGCCTGTGATTAGTCCTGTTAACGGAATTAATACTTCCGGTTCAACAGAAACTAGATATTCCTCGAGTTTGGAGACTACCAAACCGAGGGCTGTCACAACAGCCAGCACGAAGGCTAATCGCTTCTTATTTCTAATAAGAAGCGGCAACACTGTCTTGATTCCAATTTGATTTTTGGAAAACCAATACATAATTGCACGTAGGGCCTCAAACGAACGAGGCCGACGCATTAGTATATTCCTTCGAGATCATAGAGTGTGGACGCAACAAGTGCGTTATCACATGCCAAAAAGTCGGACATAAGTTCGACAATATTTTGGCGCTCTTGCTTAGAGCTACCGATGTCAAAAGTGAATTCAACACTGCAAAATGCAGTACGAGACACTGATGGCACGACAACACCGTTAATTGTCTCATCGACAGTAACGGGCATACTCAGATTCGCCTTCACCTTATATTTGGTGTCGGTTTGACGGAGTGACATGGTGATAATTTTATCACCAAGTGGAACACCATCTGACTCCTTAAAACGAGCGACCCCATTCTTATCAATAGAATTGGGTACAAACGTGTGGGTCACTGGTGTCGATTCGTGATCATCGATCACGAGGGATGTTAGAGCTCCCATGCGGGACCTCCTTGGTAAGAGTCTTAGATATACACCATTGTATAACTAAGGTCAAATTCGAATGCGCTGGAATATTAATCCAATAGCAGTCGCAATTTGATCAAGGTTCAACTCAAATCGAAATGATAGAGTTGGCTTTGGCCAGGTGATCAATTTTGATCGCCGAAAACCAAAGGTCTTAACACGGACCTTTCCTTCGCTACCGACCCATCCTGATTGGACGCGCCGAGTAACGACATTAAGGTCCCCGTAAGCAAATCGTGTCTCATATCCTGTAACAAAATCTAATCCAATAGGAGCAGATATTTGTTCAAGAAAGTTGCCAATTGGTAAGAACCAGTCAACAACAAATGAGAGGGGAAGTAATTCCCATGCTACAGATGCCGGGTTAATAAGCCCGACGGAATTTAGACCAGCTAAGGTCTCATTTCCGATTCTGTAAGCAACACCCACCTTACAACCCTTTTTAGCGTCAATTACTTGACCCTTAAAAGGATTTGAATGTAAGGTTTGAGTCGAAGTTGTCCGTGTTACACGGTGAAACTTCGGCCGGTTGATTTGCTTCATTACTTCACCGTGGGCATTGAAAATGTCTTCAAGAAAGGGTTTCCACCCAAACTTGTAGGCAAACCATACACCCGCGGCACTTTTTGGTAGATCTCGTTTACGAGATACACCAAGAAGTTTCGGAATTCTTCGATATTGGCCTTTCTTAAGGGCCTTGAACGCCTGAAGGACAGTTATAGCTGAACCAGCTATAAACTTTCCTGTTTCAGGAAGTTCACCGAGGAAGTTTCCGATATTTACATCAGAATTGATCAAGGCACTTAGTACCTTACCACGTGAAGATTTAACAACCCAATCTGGGAAGTTAACGTCATAAGGGTCACTCTCTCGCAGACCAAAGTAATAGTCTGGATAGAAACCCTGTATGCCTTCTTGTCTTTCATTACCCATGATCCAACCGTTCGGACCAAAACCACATATGGTTCTAGTCAGGTTCAGTTGGTTCCATTTTATGGCTTCAGCAGAGTACCGCTGAGCGCCATAAGAGGTAGAAAGAACATGATCTGACGGAGTCAGATCATCACGTTGATCATAATGCTTCTGGAAAAAACCACCAGCAGCACCACCGTGTAAAGTGAACTGTAAAGTTTCCCCGTTAGGGCAAACTTTATAAGATTCCAAATACCCGGTGATAGTCTGATGTCGTACATCACGTACCATTGTTACTTCCTTTTTATAGGAGGCACCAATGGCGGAGCAAGCTCCAAGTAGTGGATACCTATTGGTAATCCACATCTCATCTCCCCTCTTTCGAGAGAAATTGAGAGCCGTAAGGCAACCTCGTTTATACGAGGACCTCCCCCTGTAATGGGGGGAG